CGACGCCTGGCTGCGCAACGACGATCACAAGCACCTGCAGGGCGCGGACATCGGCTGCCTGTGGACCAACATGGGCAACCGCCGCGCCGGCCGGCGCATCGTCGGCCAAGCCGAGCTGATGCCGCCCGACGCGCGCAGCGGCAAGTGGCAGCGCGGGCGCAGCGAGCAGTTCATCCGCGCCCTCATGGGCGGGACGCTACCCGATTTCCTGCTCACGTTCGACGCGCGCTATTGCGCCCAATGCGGCGACGCCGAGTTCTGCGCACTGGTCGAACACGAGCTTTACCACTGCGGCATCGAGACCGACGCCTATGGTGCCCCGCGCTTCCGCAAGAACGGCCGCCCCGTCTTTGGGATGCGCGGGCACGACGTGGAGGAGTTCGTGGGCGTGGTGCGCCGCTACGGCGCCGGGCCGTCGAACGCCGCCGCCTTGGTCGACGCCGCCCGCAAGCCGCCCGAGATCACCCGCGCCGCCGTGGCCGGGATCTGCGGGACGTGCCTGCGGCTGGTCGCCTAGACCGGCCCATACGGATCGCGCGTCATGGCGAAACTTACTCATGAACAAAAGTCGTTCATCGTCAAGGAATTGGCGATGTATTGCAGCCCGGCGCAGGTGGCGGACCGGGTAAAGGACGAATACGGGTTGGTCGTTACCCGACAGCAGGTGCATGAGTACAACCCTCTGGCCGTGCACAAGAAACCGGTTGCCAAAGAGTGGCGCGAGATGTTCGAGAAAACGCGCGCCGAGTTTCTCAAGAAGAACGAGAACACTGCGGTAGTCCATCGCTCTTACCGGTTGCGGCAATTGGATCAGTGGGTCAGGGACGCCGAGAGACGCGGCAATATCCCCCTGGCCGCGCAGCTTCTCGAACAGGCGGCGAAGGAAGTGGGCAACGCCTTCACCAACCGGCACGAGCTGACCGGCAAGGGCGGGAAGCCCTTGATCCCCGAGCCGCAGCCGACCATCGAGCAGGTGGACGCCCGCATTCGCGCGCTGTTGAAGGCGCCCAGCAAGGCTGCCGATGCGCCGGCTGCCGCCGATTGACCGGGCGGCGGTCGAGCGCAGTCTTCCGCGGCTGAACGAGGCTGAGCGCCGGCAACTGCTCGCTGACCTCGAGCTGCGGGACCGGCTGCTGGCCGGCCGCAGCTTCCACTACCTCTACCCCGACGCGGACAGCGTGTGGGACGGCCCCAAGACCGGCGTGTTCGAGACCGGGCGCGGCCAGGCGATCTATGCCCGCGACCGCTACGCGAAGCACTTGGAGTTCTTCGCCGCGGGCGCCAAGTACCGCGAGCGCGCGCTCATGGCCGGCAACCGCACCGGCAAGACCGTGTGCGGGGCCTACGAGGACACATGCCACGCCACCGGGCTCTATCCGACCTGGTGGCCCGGACGGCGCTTCGACCGTCCGACCGATGGCTGGATCGCGGGCAAGACCAACGAGACCACGCGCGACATCCTGCAAAAGCGCCTGTTCGGCGAGGGGGTGGCGTGGGTGCGCGGCGAGAAGCGCCTGCCCGGCACCGGCATGGTGCCCGGCGAGCTGATCGGCGACATCACCTGGAAAAGCGGCGTCAGCGATCTGGTCGATACCGTGCTGGTGAAGCACGTCCCCACCGGGGCGTGGTCGCGCATCGGGCTCAAATCCTACGAGCAGGGGCGCAGCGCCTTCGAGGGTACCGAGAAGGACTGGATTCACGTCGACGAGGAGCCGGAGCCCGAGGTGTACGACGAGGGCTTGGTGCGCACCATGACCACGGACGGGCTGATCTACGCCACGTTCACGCCGCTCAAGGGTCTATCGAAGGTGGCGCTCGGCTTCATGCCGCAGGAGTACAGGCCGGATGAGTGACCTGATCAGCAGCGTCCATGGCGTGCTGCGCGAAGCGGCCGATTCCGCGTGAGAGCCGGGTACTACGCCCATGGCCGCGCCGGGTTCCTGCCGAACCTGCGCAGCCTCGCCTGGGCGCTTCTGCGTCACGAGCTTGAGTACATCGTGATCCACCGCCCCGCCGAGCTGGGGCCGGGTATGCCGCACGCCGATCTGGACCGGCGCTGTTGGTGCCGTCCGCACGTCGTCACGTTCGAGGATCTGCGCGACATGGAAAGCCTGGCGATCCGCATCATGGCCGAGCAGAAGGCGAATTGAGGAAAACATGGACACCGTGCACAGAGTCTCCGCGACGCCCGTCATCGACACCAACCAGTACGCGTCGGGCGACGTGCTGGGTGCGTTGATGACGTTCAGCGTGGCCGCCTTGCGCGACGCCGGCGGGGTGGTTCTCGACCAGGTGCTGATCCGCGACAAGTCGAAGCAACAGGCGAACGTGGATTTGGTGCTGTTCGACGCCGATCCGACCAATTCGACCTTTACCGACAACCAGGCGATGGCCGTTCACGCCAACGACATGGCGAAGGTGATCGGCGCCATCAGCGTGACCACCCACGTTCCGTTCAACGCCAACAGCATCAGTCTGGCGAAAGGCACCGGTCTACTGGTCAAAGCGCCGGAGAAGGTCTACGGCCTGCTGGTGGCGCGCGCGACGCCGACCTATGCGGCGCTCGCCTTGCAGGTCGAATTGGGCTTCCGCGCCGCGCGGTAACATCCGATGGCGAGCAATATCGATCCGACCAAGCCGGTCGCCGGCACGCCGACCACGTCGAGCGTCCGCGCCAATTTCCAGGCGGCGAAGGACGAGATCGAGGCGTTGCAAAGCGACGTGGCGGGCAAGGCCAACCTGGCGGGCGGGCAGAACCTTACCGGCGGATTCACGACCACGGTGCACGATTTCGGCTCGGTGTCGAGCGGGTCGATCACGCCGAACCCATCGGATGGCGCGCACCAGAAGGTCGGCAACAACGGCGCGTTTCAGATCAACGCGACCGCCGAATCCGGCAGCCTGCTTCTAAAGATCGCCAACGGCGGCAGCGCCGGGTCGATCACGTTCTCCGGGTTCGAGAAGGCCCTGACGGGCGATTCGTTGACCACGACCAACGGGCACAATTTCATCGTGTTCATCTTCTCGATCGATGGGATGCAGTTTTACCAGATCAAGGCGCTGCAATAATGCCCTTGATCTTCCCGGCGCCTGACCTGCCGCCGCTTCCGTCGCTGCTCGCGCAGTTTCCTCAGACCGAGATCGTTCAGCGCGCCTCGGGGGTCTTCGAAGCGCGGGTCAAACTGCGCGACAAGCGCGGCAGGTTGCTGGTCGGAGACTTGGTGCTCGACAAGATCTTCCCGCACCTGGCGACCTTGCAGCTCGTGCCGTGCTTCGTCGCGGCCAGCACCGTCGTCGAGACGTTTCTGACCAGCGGGACGAGTTTTACCGTTCCGACCGACTGGAACACCAACAACTCCATCGAGTGCATCGCTGGTGGCGGCGGCGGCGGTGGTGGTGGTTCTGGCGGGCCCTCCGGCGGCGGAAACCGCGGCGGTTCAGGCGCTGGCGCTGGTGGCGGCGCTGCATACTCGAAGGGAACTGGCATTACCCTTACGCCTGGCGCGTCGGTTCAACATCAGGTGGGGGGAGGCGGGAATCCCGGAAACGGGGGAGCGGCCGGTTCAAACAACGGCAACGATGGCGCGGCCGGCGGCGACACGTTCTTCAACGGCGCTTCGTTGGGCGCGTCGTCGGTGGGCGCTCAAGGCGGCAGTCCGGGGATCAAGGGACTGACCAATTCCGCCTCCGGCGGCAACGGGGGTAATGGCGGCGCGGCGGCGTCGGGTGTTGGCTCGACCAAAACATCCGGCGGCAACGGCGGCGCCGGAGGCCCCGGCGCGGCCACGAGTGCAGGCGGCGGCGGCGGCGGTGGTGGCGGCGCGGGCGGCGGGGACAGCAACGGCGGCGCAGGCGCGAACGCATCCGGCAGCACGGGCGGCGCTGGCGGCGCTGGGAACGGGGGGCTCAACGGCGGCGGAGCGGGCGGCTCCGCAGGAATGGGGGCTGGGGGGAACGGCACCAATCTCGGGTCGAGCAAGGGCTCGGGCGGCGGCGGCGGCGGCGCCAACAACGACAACGCCGGCGGCACGGCGGGCGACTATGGCGCGGGCGGCGCTGGCGGCGGCGGCGGCACCTACATCGCACTCACCGGCGGCAACGGCTCTGCAGGGAAACCGGGCATCACCCGCTTGGTCTACACGACATGAGGCTTCGATGCAGGTGATCGGATACGCCGTCCTGGACGATTGGACCGGCAAGATCGCGCAGGTGGTCTACGGCGAAACGCCGGCGGTCCTCTCGCTCAGGAACCTGGAAATTCACGCGCCCAAGCTTGGCGTGATCGCCGAAGGGCTGCGGCTTGTCGAAGTGATGAGCGAGCCCGCGCCAGCGCCGTTCCATGTCGTGCTGTCCGAGTCGCTGGAGATACAGGGCGATACCGTGATCGCCACCCGCACTTGGCGCCACGACAAGGAAGCCGAGATCAAGGCCATCGAACTTGCCGCGCGGCCGAGCGACCGCTTCGTGCGCGAGGTTCTGGTGACCGCCGCGGCGAAACTCGGCATCGAGAGCAACCCGGAGCTGGAAAAGCTGCGCGAGGCCGAAAGCCGGATCGCGGCGCTGCGCGAAGCGTAGCCGTGCCCGAGATCACGCCATCCCGCTATTTGGTCCAGGCGGGATGGTCGGACGCGCCGCACCTGACCGATACGGCGAAGGCGGAATTGCGCCGGTCGGGCCTGCCGCACCTGAAAGAGGCGCGCGAGCACGGCAAGCCGAGTTTGGGCGCCGGCGCGATCTATCCGATCCCGGAATCGGAGATCACCGTCGCGCCGTTCGCCATCCCGCGGCACTTCCGCCGCGCCTATGGGTTAGATGTCGGCTGGAACAAGACGGCGGCGATCTGGGGCGCTGTCGAGCCCGATACCAGCGCGGTCTACCTCTACACCGAGCACTATCGCGGCCACGCGGAGCCTTCGATCCACGCCACGGCGATCAAGGCGCGCGGGGAATGGATACCTGGCGTGATCGATCCCAGCGCGCGCGGGCGACTCGTGCGCGACGGCGAGCAGTTGATGGCCGACTACGTCAATCTCGGACTCAACCTCGACAAGGCCGACAACTCGGTGGAAGCGGGCTTGCTCCAGGTCTGGGAGGCGCTGTCCACCGGGCGGCTTAAGGTCTTCACCACATGCCTGAATTGGCTGGCCGAGTACCGGCTGTACCGGCGCAACGAGAAGGGCATCATCGTCAAGGAGTTCGATCACCTGATGGACGCAACGCGCTACTTGATCGTCAGCGGCCTCAGGCGCGCCGTCGTCCAGCCGTTCAAGGGCATCGCCGTGACTAGCGCGGCGGCCGGCGACAGCAAGGCGGGATACTGATGCCCGCGTTCGCGCGCGACCAGGCGCGCTTCAAGGACAACCTCGCCGAGAAGCTCAAGACCATCGTCGCCCGCCTGGAGCGCGAGGCGGAGGAGCGCGTCGGCAAAAAGGCGACGGTCGAGAAACGCTGGCTCGAAGACCTGCGCCAGTTCTACGGCGAGTACGATCCCGAGACACTGGACAAGCTCAAGGCGGCCAAGAAGTCCGAGTTGTTCATCAACAAGACGCGCTCGAAGACCAATGCCTGCGAGGCGCGCTTGTCGGACATGCTGTTCCCGACCGATGATAGGAATTGGGGCATCCAGCCGACGCCGGTCCCCGAGCTTGCCGACGAAGCCAAGGAAGCAGTCGCCAACGCGGAGCGCATGGTCGAGCAAGCCAACGAGCTGCAGGCGATGGGTGACAAGGAGGTAGCCGCCGCGGTCGCTGCCGACGCGCAGAAATTCGCCGACCGCGCCACTCAGATTAAGGCGGAACTGGACGAGGCCAAGAAGCGCGCCAAGGCGATGAGCGACGAGGTCGAGGATCAGCTAACCGAGTGCCGCTACAACGTGGGTGCGCGCGACGTGATCCGCGACGCCTGCCGCATCGGCACCGGAATCATGAAGGGGCCGGTGGGCGCCAACGACCGCGTGCGGCGTGCGTGGAAGATGACCGCGCCGGCCGTGGCGGGGAGCGCCGCCGTCTATCAGCTCGAGATGGTCGCGGAAAGCCGGCCCGCTTTCTATTGGGTCGATCCGTGGTCGTTCTTTCCCGAGCCCGACGCGCGCACCATCGACGAGTCCGAGGACAACTTCGAGCGCCACCTGTACACGAAGAAGGATCTGCGCGCGCTCGCGCGCGACCCGAGCTTCGACAAAGACGCGATCCGCCGCGTGCTGCGCAACAAGCCGGCCAAGGCGATGCCGACCTACCTGGCCGACCTGCGAGGTATCACGGGCGAGAACCCGGCCGGCAAGGAAAACCGCTATGTGTGCTGGGAGTACCGCGGCAGCCTGATCGCCGAGGAAATGCGCGATGTGTGCGCGTGTCTCGGCAAGGAGGAACTGGCGTCCGACCTTGAGGACGCGGACCCGCTGCAATCGGTTGGCGTCGTGCTGTGGTTCTGCGACGGCGAGGTGCTGAAATTCGGCATCCACCACCTCGACAGCGGCGAGAACCTCTACAGCGTCTACAACCTGGAAAAGGACGACACATCGATCTGGGGCTACGGCATCCCCTACATGATGCGCGACAGCCAAAAGGCGCAGAATGCAGCCTGGCGCA